ACTTGCTTATTGTCTGAAAGTCAATCTCGTCACCTATGGTAACTGTCTGGTCTGGCTTAAAGGTCTTGAGGAATCGTGCTATGTTCTGAGTTACATGTACGTCCTCGAAGGGCACTTGCAAGTCGCTCAGGATTACGATTTTCTTCATCAGTCCTCGTCATCGTCCTCATAGGGATTACCCGATATTTTCTCGATGGGCTTGACTGGCAGAATCCAGTCAGGATAGGACTCACGATCTAATAAAAGCCAGAAAGCCATATCAGTAGAGAAGCCAGCCTTGCGAAGACTGGTGTAATAAACGTGCAAAGCAATGCAGTATTGGTCTAGAGCTGAGTAAGCATCTAGGTCAATGACCTTCTTAGTTCTTGCCATAAGATAAGTGTTACTTACCTAACATCTCGATGATTGTATCGACACGCACTTCAAGGCGATTGACCTGATCCTTAATGCTTGAGCCGCCGTTCGGCTTGAGCTCTGTCAGATAATGCTTAATCATGAACTGGGTATATGAAGCAACACCACCAAGCACAGTGACAACACCCACAGCCCAAGCAGCATAATCTACTGCGCTCATTTTTTAGGCGTGGCGTATCCAAATACACCTGCGACAAGTGAACCAAGGATTGCGCGATAGTCCAGAGCAAAGTTAGAGGTTGTACCCCATACTGCTAGGAACGCTCCTATTGACATTAGGTAAGGGTTCTTCATGTTCATGCTGTTCCACCTATCATTGGTACATTAAAGAACGAGCCATCTGCATCGCCCTTCTTGGTAAAGCTAATATGGCAATGATGATTGTGCTTATTAGACCCAGTGTAAGGACGCCAAGCCCAAGCCTTCTTAGACGATGCGATTCTGCCATCGAAGATAATGTAACTAATTCTCTTATCGCCACGTTTTGCACAGAGTCGAAGTTGATCCGCAAGGTCAGGCATGAGGTCTGGCTTTGCTTTGCCAGATAAATCCCTGTCAAAATCAAGGGCTCTGCAAATACCTTGTTCATCAGGGTTGTGGTCAGAAGGACGTGCTTGATGACGAGTGTCGCCAATCCAGCCGTCTGAGGTGCGATCTCTATCTGGGTAACTATCATCGACTTGGAGTCTAAGCTGTTGTCCTGCTTTGCATAGCTTCGGTTGCACAGCTCTCACACTCCCACTTCTTGTCAGGGCTCAAGAGCAATGATTCATGACCACATTCAGGCATTGGTGCAATAAAGGCATCATCAATGGGGTCGTATGTATGACCAATTCCTGCAAAGTTATAGCGAATAGTTCCGTTATAAGAAGTCTTTATCCAAGTACCGCCAAAATTGTCGATAAGCCATGAATAGCCTTCGTCTCCTGCTGGGTCGTTGTTGTCTCCTACAAGTACGCGAATAACTTTGTTGTCTTTATCTAATTCTGCAAAGTGACTCATACTGCATACCTCACAATAATAATTCCTGAACCACCTGCGCCGCCAGCAACGTTTGATGATCCACCGCCACCGCCACCTGTATTTGCTGTGCCGTTTGCCCCAGTTCCAGATGAGCCTGCGCCGCCACCGCCTGAGCCAGCTAGTCCAAGGCTGTTATCTGAACCTGCTCCACCGCCACCTGCTAAATAATAAGTGCCAGCAACATTTTCTCCTGCGCCTGTTGTTGCCCCACCTGAAATAGCATTTGATAAACCAATTCCACCTGCACCTGTGCCTGTTGCAGAATTTCCTGTAGCTCCGACTGCACCTGCACCGCCGCCACCGCCACCTGCGTAAAAACCTGAAACCGCACCTGCACCGCCGCCTGCGTTTCCTTGACCTGATGGACTTGCTGCGCCGCCACTTCCAACGCCAAACCCTGAAGGTGCGCCTCCGCCACCTGATGCGCCGCTTAAACCATCAAAAATTGCTGCTGCGCCTTGACCGCCTCCGCCTCCGCCTTTTACAAGAGTAAGTGAGCCAAATTGTGAATCGACTCCGTTTGTTCCTCTAGTTGTGCGAGCTGCTGAAGCACCTGCGCCACCACCGCCAATTGTGCAAGTATAAGTTGCAGCTGAAAGCGATTGAGAAGTAAAAGTTAAATATCCCCCTGCGCCCCCTGCGCCATGTGCGCCGCCTCCGCCACCTGCTACAACAAGAATATCTGCTGTTACCGAACCACCAGATACAACAAGATTGCCATTAGCAGTAAAAACACGGTAATTAAAGCCGCCACCAGTATAAAGTGTGCCGCCCGTTACGGTTGCTGGTGGTGGTGGTGTACCAAATAATCCTGCTACTACGTTGAGCATTATCCAATTGCCCCTGCAACGTACCAAGTGTCTGTTGCAGTCTTGATGCAGACCGCTGTCTTGTATTGAGCCAAGGTTGGAGCTGCCGCTGTCGCGCCTGCTGAAAGGACTGTAGTAGTGCCAGAAGTTACAGCAGAAATTGTGCAAGTGCCTGCGCCTTTGTTGAGGACTGTGATGGCTGTGCCTACTGGGAACGCTACTGAGGCGTTAGTAGGAATCTTAAAGGCTACTGCTGTCGCCTTGTTCATAGGCACTAGGACTTGGTACTGATCGTCTAGGACTGCTGTGTAGTCAGCCGTAGCGTCTGCATCGATTGTGAAGGCGGTCAGCGAGTTATATACCGCTGCTGTTAATACATCGCCTGTTGCGACTGGAAAGGTTGCCATGTTGCTCCTAGTAACTCAAAGTTGATTGTCCGATTATACCGTAGGTACTGCTGCCTATAATGAATCCGTCCACTATAGGTTCAAGCGTGGTGATTGTGACGCTCATTTTGTTAGGTGTGATATCCCAAGCAAAGCCCTGCGCTTGTAGTGTCTTGCTGATTGTGCTGCCTTGCTCGGTCACGTTTGTGATTGCCAAGTTGTTAAAGTAATCCAAGCCAATCATCGTGTCGGTTGGGACTGCTGGGTCTAAGAGATCAACGGTCATCTCGTCAATGCGGATTGTGGTCTCTTTGCGAGTGTTCACATAGTTCGCTGCTGCCCCTGCTACCTGAGCATCTGTCTCAGCTACAAGGTTCTCCTGTGTCAAAGAATGTGGGAAGTATTTGTCAATAGAAGCCTGAGAGATGACGTTCTGAGCAGTACCGCCTACGCGGTTGAACTTCACATCGTTAATAATCAGCTTGTCATCAAAGGCGTACTTAAGGTTCTTGTATGGGATACCGCTAGTCTGGTTAAAGGCTGTTGCTGTATTGGCTAGAGTGCTAGTGACTTGGCTTCGAGACTTGAAGATTGCAGTACCGTCTGGGCTCATGTAAAACGCGCCTAGACCTTCTGAGAACTCTACGTTCTTTACTGCTTCAAGGGTTGTGCGGATTGTGGCTGGGTCTGCCAGGCATGTTGCATCGCCTGTTGCAATAGATCGCATAGACACAGGCCATTGCACGTCATCAAGAATCTTGCCTATACGTGTGCCTGTTGTCTGCCCTGCTGGAGTTGTAGGCACTGTTCCCACGTTAGCCATCTGTAGAAGGCGGAAGCCGTCAGTGCAGAGGATATCTACATAGGCAGTCTCCTGTCCTTGAGGGAAGGTGTACTTGTAGTCATTGACATAGCCAGAAAATAAGAAGTGCTGGGCTGTTGTAGTTGTAGCTGCGACACGCAACTTACGCAGAGGCACAAGGTAAGGGTAATACGGCGATGATGTGTTCTGTGGGTTGAACGCACCTGTAGGGTCTAAGACTCTGACAATGGCTGTGCCAGCCTCGTAGGTGTCCTTCATAATATTGCGACCACGGCGGATTGAGATTGAATACACGTTAGGAGTTAGATCAACTGTAGGGATAACTACGTCAGATGCACCGAAAGTATTGACGCCGATAACGCCGTTGTCTGGTGATCCTATGACGAATCCTGCCCCAAATGTTGCACCAGAGCTAAAGTCGAAAGTAACCGCTATCTGTGCAGGTAATGCCATTACTCAAAGCCACCAGTTCTACGGTTCACATAAGTCTGGTTGCCAGTAGAAAGGCTTTGCTGCATAAGGTTCTTTGCGATTGTGTTGGTCAAGTCTCCATCGCCAGTAATCTTCAATTCAACCACTACTGGCTGTGCCATGGCTGCTGCAACTACTGGACTGAAGCCACCAGATGCTCCTGCGCCTTGTGAGACTAGCTGAGAGAAAGAGCCAGATGCAGCCATCTCTGAGGGCGTAGGCATCGCTGCTGCTGAGGCTGTAGTGCTTGGCACATTAGGTGCAGTAGTGCCTGTAAGGACGGCTGCTGCCTTGCCTGCTAGGTATGAGAGGTAAGCATCGAGGTACTCGAAAGGGTTCTTAGCATTAGGCAAGGCTGAGAGGAACTTAGCAAGGTTGCCTGTCGAATCCTGTGCAGCGAGAATCTGGTTAGTCAGTCTAGTCGCTAGGTCAGAGTTACCGTTAAGCAAAGCCAGTTGTGCCTGTAAGCGAATCTTATCTTCTTCAGAGAGTTTACCCTTAAGTGCAGCCACAATCTGAATCTGGTCTAGGTCAAAGACTGTGCCAGCCTTCTTGAGAGCGTTCTGCTTCTTCTGCTCGGCTGTAAGTGCCTTCTGTGAGGTTACTTGCTTCTTTGTAAGTGCTGCTAATTCCTTGGCTCGCTTGGCTGCTGCCGCTTCCGCATCGCGCTGTTGCTTAGTTCTAGCGGCTGTACCTGCTGGAGACTTAGAGCGATTGGTTGATGGCTTGCCTTCTAATATGCCTACCAGTGATCCATCAGCACCAGTCAATCCACCGAATGTGGTGAGGAAGTCAAGACCCTTGTAAAGTTTAACCAAACCACCTACTAGGAAGCCTGTAGATGCTGTGACGCCATTGATTGCCTTAGCAATATTGTCTATGGCCTTTACTGCATCTGAAGTCTCTGAGCCTCCTGCAATACGAGCAAAGGCATCTACTAGCCCTGCTCCAATTGTCTCCTTGGCGTTCTCTCCTGCAAGGGTAAGGGCATCGAGCTTAAATGAGGTTGTCTCAAGATAAGCCTGCGCAGAGCCAGCAGACTTTGCAAGGACAACGCCTAGAATTTCATTAAATGATTTGGTTTGTAGTTCTGCCCTTGTAAGTCCTGTGTTGTATTTGATGA